GACGGTGCAAGCAGCCCGACCGAGCGGATGCGTATCGACAGCTCTGGTGATGTCCAGGCTCGTAGGGCTAGAAGTAATACTGCGGGTGATGTTGCTCTCTCCGTTCAACCATCTGACAGCAGCATTCATTATGGGCTGAGGATTGATGCTGCAAATAACAGTCTTAATTTAGACAGAGCATCTGGTACAGCTGCCAACCTTTTGACAGTCGACTCAAGTGGGAACGTTGGCATTGGAACTACTCCGACAAAAAAGCTGCACATTGACTCAAGCTCAGATCAAATACGTTTGTCCGATGGATCTGGCGGTTTTGAGTTCAGAGCTGGCAACGTATTAAAGATTTCTGATGATGGTACTGAGCGGCTGCGAATCGATAGCTCTGGGCGGTTGTTAGTGGGGACATCTACTGAAGGCTTTGCTGACGCAGCTGACAATTTCACTATTGCCGACAGTGGCAATTGTGGAATGACCATTAGAAGCGGAAGTTCCAATGCTGGATCAATTTATTTTTCAGATGCAACTTCTGGATCTGGTGAATATGATGGTTATATTGATTATCAGCATAGCTCCCAAGCATTAAGGTTCGGTACAAATGCAGGCAGCGAGCGGATGCGAATCGCCAGCAATGGCAATGTTGGCATTGGAACGGACAGTCCCGGTCAACATCTAACGATTAAAAGAACTGGCGGCCAAACGCAAGTCAGCTTGATTAGCGACACTAACGAAAGTGGCGCGATTTATTTTGGTGATACCGCCTCAACAAATCGCGGAGTAGTTCTTTACGACCACGGCCAAGACAGTTTGCAACTTTATACTGCTGGCAGCGAGCGGATGCGAATTAATAGTTCGGGTGACATTTTGCTCGCGTGTACTAGCGGATCAGCTAGCAGTGATTCAGGGGTAAAAGTAAGTCAAACCAATAGCAACCCTTGGCTGAGGATTGTAGGCAACGAAAGCGTGGGATCCAACTTCTTCCTTTCAGGATATAACACTAACTCGACTAACAATGGGTACAGATTTTATGTGAAGTTTGATGGAGGAATTGCAAACCACTCTTCTAACAACGTAAATCTTTCTGATGAGCGGGAAAAGAAAAACATCGTCAATCTTGACACTAAATGGGACAAAGTAAAGAGTTGGGAACTTAAAAAATTTCATTACAACGAAGACGCTGACACTGATGATCTTCGTTATGGAGTTATCGCTCAGCAAGTTGAAGAGCATTGCCCAGAAGTTTTGAGCAGCTGGGTCAAGCAAAGCGCTGAAGATGCTGTCTTAGATGATGATGGCAACGTTGTAACACCTGCTGTCCCTGAAGTCGTTCGCAAGGGTGTTAAAGAACAGCAGATGATGTGGATGGCTATCAAGGCGCTTCAAGAAGCACAAGCCCGAATTGAAACCCTAGAAGCCAAAGTTGCAGCCCTAGAAGCTGCAGAATAACCTAAACTGTTATTGAATTTTTCAACACCATGTCTACTATTACTTGGGCCGTTTCCTCTCTCGACCGCACTCTTTCGGACGGGCGTGTCAGCACAGTTCACTACACCGTTAATGCACGGTCTGACGACGAAGTGTATTCCGCTGGAGCTTACGGCTCTATCGGCCTGGAAGGCGATGTTGTGACCCCGTATGCTGACCTCGTAGAGGCAACCTGTGTGCAGTGGGTGAAAGACTCCCTTGGTGCCGATAAAGTAACTGAGGTAGAGCAAGCCCTGGAAGCTTCGCTGACAGAGCAAGCAACACCTACTGTTGGATCTGGTAAACCCTGGAGCTGATTATGATTACGCTCATTCGTCCCATCCTTTTCTCTTTTCTTCAGTCTGAAAAGGTCAAAATGCTCATCGTAGACATGCTGACCAAACTGGCTGAGTCTACCGACAACGATGTCGATGACAAAGCCGTGGAGTTCATCCGCAACGGCTTGTTCCCTGGCAAGGCTCTTGATTGAGCCACCGGTTATACCGTCATTTACGGTACCTACACCTGTAAACCTCCCTGCGCCTGTACTAGAGCTTCCCTCAGCGGAAGTTCCTAGCTACAGGCCTCTTTATGTCCCGGCAACTGTAGAGGCAGGTTCTGTGGAACCTGGGGAGCTTCAACAGGAGGAAGAACAGGAAGAGTCACCCAAAAAAGAGCCAGCGGCGACAAGAAAAAACCAGCCAACCCTCCCAGTACAGATCCCAGAGCAAAGTAACCAAGACGAAGCATCATATTCTGACGGTGTAACTACACTCAGTATATTTGGCACAGATGTACCTGTACCTAAACCTGAGATTCTTGTAGCTGCTAGTACAACAGCTACAGCATCAGTTGCAGCTACTCTTACAGCTACGTGGACTATTAAACGTCTTACTTCGGTTCTGAAACCTGTTGTGAAGCAGTTGGTAAAACGGATCCAGAAGTTGCGGGGGAAGAAGACTCAGTCTTGGGGGCGCGAGCGATTGGCACAACGTCGGAGCAGACGACAGCGTAAGGGGACTCAGGGCGTATCATGAATCCTTTGTCTAGCAATTCCGCACACTTTAAGGCCCTGATGAGAGCGTAATCCAGCCTTTCCTTTTCCAGACGTTTGCTAGCAAGGTCCTTACAAAGGTCTACCATCTCCCGGTCCAGGGGGATGCTAAAAGTCATCTGAATTCCATAATTCTGGTTGCGTACATACTCCGGATGTACATCGTTACCCAAATAAAATGGGGTAAAAGTAAGAGTACTTGAATTACAGGCGTGACCACCTCCAAAGGACTGGCGAGAATAGCCTCCTTGGTTTATCTGCACACTTTGATTGGACACCGAGCCTGAACTCGTCGCTACAGGATTGGCGATAGCTGTGGTGCCTTCATCTTCAGCACGTACAGCACCGCCAAAACCTATTGCAATTACTGAGAGAACACTGACAAGCTGTTTGTAGTGGTGGTTTGCTCGATGGCTCGAGTGATGTCCTGAGTCTCCACTACGCCAGCACTGCGCTCTACGATCTCCAGCTGGAACTCCTCTCCAGCCGTCGTGATGCTGTAAGTAGTGTTGGAGTCCCCGATAGCACCGCTTGGCGTAACGTTGTAGCCCGTGTAGCTGGTATAGTTTCCACCCATCTTTTCGATCGCAACAGTCTCGTCGATTGTCACTTCCGTAACACTCGTGGAGGTCATGCTTCCTTGAGTAAAGTTGGGAGTCACTGTTTGTGCTTTGGCTGGTAGAGCCAGCACTAGACCAAGAAGGAAGAACCACTTCATGATTTTGGTGGATCAGTTTTCTTAACTGTAGGCTGCTTATTTTGTTCATGTCTAGAAATTCCGTAATGGGCTAAACACCCAGTAAAAATGCTCGCCACAAATGTGGGATCAGCCTTAATAATATTCAAATATCCTGCAGTTAGAATGGTGGCTGACCATCCAAGAACTGAGAGATGCACTACTTCTCTCATTCTGTTTGGTGAATTGTTCTCCATAGTAAAGACTCATGCCTAAGTGCAACTCTAAGAAAGGCAGCAAGAAGGCTTCAAGTGGTTACAAGATGAAGTGACCGTATGCTAATTTACCTGAGCAGCTTCGGCTGCTGATCATGTAATTTTTAGGCATGATCCGTTACTCGCCACCACCCCTTGGCTAGAGCAGTGTCAGCGCGTGAGCGGCTGCATGGGGGATATTATATTAAAGGCAGATATATTAAAACTCATGGCTAAAAAAGGACCTTGTTGGAAAGGTTACGAAATGGTCGGTATGAAGAAAAAGGGCGGCAAGAACGTTCCTAACTGTGTACCCAAAAAGTAATAGCTATGCCTTCTTTTGAAATCAAAGGTGGCGGTAAAAAGAAACCGTCCGGCGGCCCTTCTCTCCCAGACACTGGCGGCACCATCAAAGTTCTCCCCAAAGGACATGGCTACAAGCCTGGTTCTATTCCCGTCAGACTCGCTTACAAAATGAAGAAAGGGTTTGCATAATGGACGCCTCCTTCTTTCTTAGTCTGATCCTCGGCGTGTCGGGAGTAGGAGGAGGCATCTTGGCTTGGTCTACCAGGCGTTTTGAAACGTTTGACGCTCGTATCGACAAGCTTGAAGTGTCAGTAAACCGTGAGTTTATTAGAAAAGACGAAGTTGTACCTATGATGGACCGGTTGGAACAACGGGTACAGCGGATCGATGAGAAGCTTGACCGAATCATTTTCGACGGACGACGACTCACTGATTAGCAAAATAGAGGAGTACAAAGGCACTCCTGAGCAACAGCACGCCCTAAATTTTCTAGAAGAGTACACAGCTCAAGGCGTTTGGGACAAATTTAAAGATCTTTGGAGTGCAGGTAAAGTGTAAATATCTGCTGTTTTGTTATGGCTGCTGCTCCTAAAAAGTCTCTAAACCAACCGCAAGGTCTGGCATCTGAAGATGATCTTTATAGTCTTCATCGCTTGGTCGCGCAAAAATTGATTGACCAACTCAATCGTGACGATGTCAAAGCCTCTGACCTGGCAAACGCTATTAAGTTCCTCAAGGATCAAGGTATTACTGCTCTCAATGGCGGGGATGTCTCTGCTATCTCGGAGATGATTTCTGAACTGCCTGAAGTCGATCTCAAGAAAGTTAGGTCTTATATTGGTGTGTAGGAACACAAATTCCTATATGTACCAAGCAGAGCCCCCAGTATGGTGATTGAGTCGCCTACTGGGGGTTTTGTCTATTTAACGCCAGATTTTGCCATGGCGAACTTGCAGTCCCTCCAGCGTCGAGATGCTGTTAGAGCTTGGAAACAAGGAATTAAAGATGCTTTTGGTTGTAAATGTGCGTACTGTGGGGCTAAAACAGAAGCACTAACTCTTGATCACGTTCATCCCCGCACAAAAGGCGGAGAAGACCTAGCCACAAACATTGTTCCAGCCTGTATTGATTGCAACCAATCAAAAGGGTCGGAAGAGTACAGAATGTGGTACCGCGATCAAGAGTTCTACTCCGCCAAACGCGAATGGATGATCGAACAATGGATGAACTCCCACCGATGCCTGACCTTGGGCTAACGATGGAGCAAGACCTGCGCCTGGAGCGTATTCGTAGAGAGCTTCCAGGCACGTCTCGCGCCGAACTCGAGGAGATGACGGTCGAGTTCGTAAAAATGACTTTAATACTGCAGAATAACCTCAGTCAAGTATTTAAGTGGGCTGTAAGTGGCAAAACCGAACAAGCAGACTGAAAAGATTATCCAGGAAGCTATTGCATCGTTTCCTGTATTTGCTACCCACCTCTGGCACTACCTAAGACTGCCTAGTCCAACACCTGTTCAGTACCAGCTCGCTGATTACCTCCAGACGGGTCCTGACAGGCGGATCATCATGGCGTACCGAGGCTGCGGTAAGAGCTTCCTGACGGCTGGCTACGTGCTTTGGAGGCTGCGTAGGGACCCTGACTGCAAGATCCTCGTGATCTCGGCCGCACAGGACCGTGCAGACGCCTTCTCGGTGTTCTGTCACGACTTGCTCCGCAACTGGTTTATGGTCAAAGACCTGTTCCCTAGCGATACGCAACGATTCTCAAAGGTTGCGTTTGATGTCTACGGAGCAAAACCCGACCAGAGTCCCTCAGTCCGCAGTAGCGGGATCTTTGGTCAGATCACTGGCAGTCGTGCGGACCTAATTGTAGCCGATGATACCGAAACACCCCAGTCTTGTGAGACTCAGCTGATACGAGACAAGCTTCGGGAGGCCATTAAGGAGTTTGACTCGGTGATCAAGCCTGGTGGGGAGATTGTGTTCCTTGGAACGCCTCACACACAGGACTCGATCTACGCAAAGTTGGAGCTGGCTGGATACACCTGTCGGATTTGGCCTGCACTGTACCCCACAGCAAAGAAACGACAGAACTATTACGGCAACAGACTGGCCCCTAAAATCGCCTCAGACCTCGATAGCGACAAAAGCCTAGCTGGACATCCTGTAGACCCTAAACGCTTCGGCTGGGAGGAGCTAGAGGCCCGTCAGCAGTCGATTGGACGCTCGACGTTCAACCTACAGTTCCTGCTCGACATCAGCTTGAGTGATGAGGAAAAATATCCCCTCAAACTCAAAGACCTCTGTGTGTTCCGTCTGAACCGTGAGCAAGGACCAGAAAAGGTGGTGTGGATGGCTAACGGTGATAAAGCTCTGGACCTACCATCGGTCGGTCTTCACGGAGACCTGTTTTACAAGCCTGCCCAGATCGGTTCGGAGTTTATTGAATACACCGGCTCCGTACTTGCCGTAGACCCTTCTGGAAGAGGCTCTGACGAGCTCGGATACGCTGTAGTCGCCTACCTGAACGGCAATCTGTTTCTGCTCGCCTCTGGGGGCCTTAGGGGCGGATACAGCGAGAGTAACCTCAAAAAACTCTCCCTCATCGCTAAAGAGTTCAAGGTCAAACAAATACTTGTTGAAAGTAACCTCGGCCTCGGTATGTTCTCGGAACTCCTGAAGCGTTACCTTGGAGTGATTTATCCCTGCTCCGTCGAAGAAGTCCGACATACAAAACAGAAAGAGGTCCGAATTATCGACACGCTTGAACCGGTTCTTAACCAACACCGGTTGATGGTCGACACAGACGTAATCACTGAGGACATCAGAACCACGGAGTGTTATCCAGGCGAAACTCGATCCCAGTATCAGTTGTTTTGGCAGATGACCCGCATAACCAAAGAGAAGAACTCGATCAAGCATGATGACCGCCTCGATGCTTTGGCTATGGCCGTTCAGTATTTTACAGAGTCCATGGCTCTTACGGAGAAAAAAGCTATGGATTCGAGACTCGCACAACAGTGGGAACTAGAGAGGCAGTTCATCCAGGGGGACAACGGCCTCTCTGTTGATGCTATGGGATACGCTCAGAGCTTTGAAGACCTTCAGAAGGCCCTAGGAGCGTCTACAGGGGGTTCTAACTGGCTGTCGGATATGTAACCCCTCAGGCCTCCTTAGCGACCCGTACAGAGCCATACAGACCAAAGGAGACTTTTTCGTACTTCACACCCCGATACTGGAGGTTAGAAGTCTGGACTTTTACCTGAGCAGTCTGGTTGTACTGCTGTCCGCGATAGGTCAGGGTCATGGTTAGTTCCTCAGAAACTCACAGCCCCCGTTCCGTGGCTGTTAAATCTGCGCCTTTAGAAAAGGTGAACGTTCCACTACCGTACGGCCTACGACTCGCACTCTGTCGTTCAGTGTGTTACAGATTTACAACTGGTTAAAAACCCACAGAGGGGCCTACGCATCGTTATACTTTTTATATAAGGTTTAAAACAGGTTTGAAAGAGGGTTTTTACTTCTGTTCTTAAGTACCTTATTGAAATCTTTCTGTTATATTCCATAGGCCTTACAAGCCTTCTAATGACTGTCAAGCTGGTCACCAGAACACCAGATGCAGAAGATCTCATTGTCTACATGGCAAGAGTCAGCAACCCAGCTAATCAGCAAAAGGCAGAAGGAGCAGAAAAACTAATCAAATACCTGATCAAGCACAAACACTGGTCTCCCTTTGA